CTGCCGTTGTATGATACCCGCCCGCAAGAATGTATGTGAGCATTTCAGCATCAAGCGCTTCATTATTTAATGTTTGCGAATTATCTATGATTGCTTTTTCGCAAACTTCATTACTGCGCTGCAACTTCACTGCCTGCCATGGCGTGCCTTTGTCTGACTTGTCTTGATAGTTAGGCACAAGCACAGCCTCTATCTCATCGCCCGGCGCAAGGTCAAAGCCCTCGGCAATGTGAATTGGGATAAAGACTTGCCCTTGTGTTTCCATATCGCAGGCAAATGCAAAGCCGTGAGCGTGCGCGTTTGTTATGATAATTTTGTTCATTTGCTTTCCTTTAGTTTTATGTTGCGGGCAATGCCCCACAATTTTTCCAGTGGCAATAGGTTCTCCTGATCCATTGCCCAGCCTTTGCCATGGCCAAGGTCAATCTCGTAAGCCTGATCCATAAAATGCGTCTTGGGTATGTAGCCCACAACGTGCATACGGTCAGGCGCTTGCTGGCACACCAGAATAGAGCAATCAGCCTTGAATGCCTCGCGCTTCTTAAACAGCAGCCGCCCGGTGGTGTAAAACGTGGCTTTCACGTCAACAGAAATATTATCCAGCCAAACGTCTCGGCCATCATCTACGCCTATGGCGTGGATGTGGTCGAGATCAAACACCTTCGACACGGCAAGCTCTGCCTTGACGCCCAACAAATCCAAGTCAGCGTCAGACCTGCCCTTGTCACGGCGCTGATTAGCAACGCCAGAAGCTCGGGCCAATTGCCAGCGCATTGCTGCGGCCTGATTGCATTGCGCAACCTCTTTTTGCGTTAGGTGTACGAGCATGGCGTGTTCCCTTTCTACGTCAGACAAAACCTATTTGGGGTTTTGTCTGACGCGCTAAAATGGTGGTTCTTGATCCGGGTGTGCCGGAACCCAACCCACGACAGGCTCCGGCACACTAT